GTGAGCCATCCAGCACCGGCTGCAATGCCGATGCCGCCCCAGCGCGCACTTAGCACAACCAGGTTCTTCATTTGGCGCGCTGCGAAAGCCGCCGCGTTGCCCGCTGCCTTCGCGCTGACCTCCAGCGATTTCAATCCGACCCAACTGACGCTCAGCGCGGCCGCTCGTCCCAACGCCATCACGCGTGACGTCGTGCGGTCGATCGCCGCCGCGCTGCGTAGTGCCAAGCGAGTCCATTTTAATGTGCTGGCGCTGACGCGCGTAATCTGGCGGTCCATGGTGGAGATCGAGCGCGCGGCCGGGTCAGCCGCATTGCCGAGGTCATCAACCCGCCCGGCGGCGCTGCGGGCCAGAGCGCCGAACTTTGCGCTGCTGGCGCCAGCTTGCTTCACCTGCCGGTCAAGCCCCGCGACAGCTTTGATCGCAGGCTTGGCAGCGTCGGTGATAGACTTGACGCCCCCCGCCGCCTTGCGCGCGGGCGCCGTCATCCTATCGACGGCTTCCAGGATCAGCGACAATTTCATTCTTGATCCCCCGCCGCCTGCATCCGGTCCAGTTCGTCCAGCCACATGGCGACCTCTCGCCATGTCAGCCGCATCAGGTCACGCGGCGGCCAGCCGTAGCCGGCCGCGAGCACGGCTAGGCAGCCGCGCCAGTCTTCGGGCCAACGGGCAGCAGCGCGAAGGCCCGATCTCCCAAAGGGCCGATATCCTTCGCCGGTAGCTTCTTCACTTCCGCAAAGGTCTTGCCCCAGAGATCAGCGATGATCTCCATCATCAGGCGCATCGGCGTCTCGCCGTAGGTGTCGAGCAGCAGCAGCGTGTTGCCGTCCGGCTCCCGGAAAGCGATCGTATCGATCACTTCCTCGCGCTTCCCCTCGGCGCTGTCATAGGTCAGCGTGACCGGCTTGGAGAGCTTGTAGAGCGCCTCGCTCATCACGACACCTGCTCGCCCGGCTGGCCATAGGCGACCGCCTTGGCCTTGCCGTCGCTGGTGGTGATCGGCGGCGTGCCTTCGGCGTAAGCGCCGCGCATCATCCAGCTCTGGCCATTGTCGAATTCGACCGAGATGGTCGACTCGCTCATCGCGCCCCAGGCCATGGCGGAAAAGCCGCCCTTGGTGAGCAGGCTGATCTCCAGCTTGGATGGCCGGGTTTCCGACACCCGGAACGCGCCGGCCTCATAATCGCCCGGCACCGGCTCGCGGGTGACGCCGCCCGGATCGAAGGTCGTATCGCCCGCCGTGTCGAGCAGCTGTCCATCGACCTTCACCTTCGCGCGGCCGATGACCTGGTTCTTGTTGGCCATGTCTTACTGTCCTTTCAAACGCCGTTTAGGGCGCGCCTCAGAGAATGAATTCGATCCGGGTGGCGAGCAGCAGCAGGCCGTTCACCGTGTTCGGCGTCATCAGCGTGTTGAGCTGGATCGGGCTGGACCCGTCGCGTTCGATCACCAGGCCGGCGAGGAAGCCTGCGACATCCTCCATCAATCCGGCCTCTTCCCAGTCGCGCGCCAGGGCGATCGTCTCGGCCTTGACCGCCGCGATCGTGTCGTCGGTCAGCTTGGCGCGCGGGAATTTCTGGGCCATGCGCGCGCGGTAGCTGTAGCGATAATAGCCCAGCGTCGCCGTCGTCTGGACGTCCAGATAGCTGATGTCGTCGAAGCCCGCATTGTTGACCTGGTAGCAGCTGATCATCCGCTCGATCGCGACCTCGCCCCCCGCATTGACGCGGAAGGTCGAGATGCCGTCGCGCAGCAGCAACTCGCGCTCCGGCCGCGTGAAGCGATGTTCGGGGCGCGGGGCGCGAATCCCCGGCACGACCAGGTCGGTGAGCGGCCGGGCCGGGTCGATCTGAAGGTTGAACGCGGCGATCGCGGCGAAGGCGGCGGCCACGGTCCAGGGGGGCGATGGCAGCTTGTTGCCGCCCACGATCGTCGAATGCGGCCCGTTGCGCGTCGCGCCAAAGGTCGACAGCGTCGAAAAGCTGCCCGACATGCCGAACCAGGCGCGGCCCTCGATCTGGCGCTGCGGTCCCCAGCGATCGGCCAGGTCGGCATCGACGGCCGAGATATTGGCCGCGTCATTCATGCCGATCGCGAAATTCTGATACCAGGCGTCGCCCAGTGCCGCGAACAGGCCGGTCAGGTCCGGGTCGGTCGCGCCGCTGGCCATGCCGACGATCGTCGCGGTCACCCCGGCCGGCAGCTGCTCGCCATCGAAATAATTGACCCGCAGGTCGATATCGTTGCCGGCCGTGCCCTTGTGCCGGCAGGTGAGCGTCACGACCGCTGCGGTGGCCGACGCCGTCAGCGGCAGGTCGGGCAGCGCGTTGACGGCGGCGGCGATCGCGGTGGCGATGGTATTGGCGGACGCCGCGCTGGCGACCGCGACCGGCACCTTCACACCCGCGATCATCAGCGCCAGCGTGCCGGCGGCGGTCGCCGGGCCGGTGATCGTGATCGTGCCGGTGGCGGCCACTCCGGCGGCATTGTCGGCGATCGGCATCGCCCACAGCTCGACCTCGCGGCTGGCGTCGATCGCGGCGGCCACCATGGCGGCCAGGATCGATCCGCGCCCCGCGATCGCCGCGCCCTGGTCGCGGCGGGTGACGCGCACCGGGGCCGCGACGCCGGCCGCGCCGATGCACTGGCCGATCAGCAGGATCTTCTGCACCGCCGGGGGCAGGCCCTGGAGCGCGCGGACATTGCTGATCTCGACCTGGCTGCCCGGCACGCGCTGGCCCGAACTGATGCTGTCGAAGGCGAAACTGTTCATCAGGCGGCTCCCTTGTCGCTACCGCCCTCGGCGGCCTTCTTCTCGGCCGCCTCGACGGCCTTCTGGCTGGTTTCCTCCAGGTCGCCGTCGTCCAGGCGGCGCTGCCAGAAGCTGGACCAGACAAGGCCCTTGCCATGGGCAGGCAGGGGCGTGCCGTCGATCGGATCGCGGACGACCAGGCCCGGCCGGGGCCGGTAATAACGATGCGGATTGCTCATGACGGGTCGGGCTCCTGGGAAAGGTGGATGTGGTCGGTGGCGTCGGCATGGAAATCGTCGGGCAACTGGACGCCCGGCGCGACCAGGTCGCGATCGACCGGCACGGGCTGGCCAAAGGCAGGCGCGTCCCAATTGGCATGGATCGCCGCCAGCGATGCGGGATCATCCCCGCCATCGCCGGTCAGCTGGATCGGAAAGCGGCAGGACAGGTCGATGACCGACAGGCTCAGCTTGAGCGCAGTCATCGCCTTGCTGCGGGGCAACGGCTCGCACGCGCCGACCTCGATCGGACTGGAAAGGTTCAGGTCGAGCATCTGCCCGGCTAGAATCGCGGCGACGCCCAGCGCCAGGCGATAGCTGCCCGGCTCCTTCGCCGGATCGGGGCCGCCATGGCGATTGGCGGCTTCGTCTGGGCGCGCGCTGATATGACCGACCAGCAGTGCGAAGCTCCCCTCGACCACCAACTCGTCATTATGGCGCTCGGTGTCGGTCCAGCCGGTGAAGGCGATCCAGGCCAGCGCCGGGCCGCGCAACTCGCCTTTGCGGTCGAGATAACTTTCCCAGTCCTCCGGCATCGTCTCCAGCATCCGCCAGGCAAAGCCGAGTTGCGGCTCCATCACGCGCAGCCGGGCGAGGATCGCCTGTTCGATCGCGGCGATCATGCGCAACTCCTCTTGGACCAGAGCCATTGCAGCGCGGCGGCAAGCGCCAGTAGGCACAGCAGCGGCAGCCAGAACAGGGCGACGGCGCGGTCACGCGGGCCGATGTCAATGACGCAGCCTTTCGCGGCCGACTGCGACCGCCACAACATGTGACTGCCCAACGCCCAGACGATCGCGAGGATGAGGGCGGCGCGGATCACTCCCCGTCCCCCAGATAATCGTCTGCAATCGCTAGAATTTCGTCGCGAGCATGGGCGGACATGCCGAGAAATTCGCGCTTGGGCGTATTCGCCTTGCGGCTATGCTCCTTGACCTTGACGGTTTTTGGCTCCGCAAGTTTGATGCCGAATACC